TATATGCCTCAATTACTGCTGAAGCACCCCCCTCTACATTTACTCCCAGTTTATTTGCTTGTTCACTAAAGAATTCAAGGTCTTTACCACCAGCGCCGGTAATGGCTTGTAGGTCTGCTACTTGTTGATTGAAGTTTATAATGGCATCAGCGCCGAATTTTAACACTTGTCCAACCCCTATTCCAATGCCTAATGCACCCAGACCAGCAGAAAGTTTACGCATAGCGCCTTCGTAGTTACCTACATTCCTAAAGTTATCCCCTACTGTTTGGTCTAATTTCTTTAATTGAGCATCACCTTGTTGAGCCTTCTTTGTTACATCGCCATAGATGGTAGAAAGTTTGCGATATTCTGCCGAGTTCTTTTTCCCAGTCATCTCAAGTCTCAGCATCTCTGCTCCGAGTTCCTTAGATTGGTTTTTTAAGTCCCTCGTTGCCTTTTCCAGTTGCTTGTAAGCGTTTGTCTCATCACGAGCCGTTTTGGCGCTTCTCTCTTGTGCTTTTGCCGTTCTTTCTTGCTCGGTTGCTTGTTGCCTTGCCAGACGAATGTTGGCTGATTCAGTTTTTACCTTCTGTTGTTGTATTTTTTCAAGTTCTTGCGAAGCCTTTGCACTTTGCTGAATAGCCTTACTGCGTAATGCCTCGACTTTTGCTGACTCTTGCGCCAGTTTATTAGCTTTTTCAGTCAGTAAAATGAACTCTTTTATAGACTTTGTTGAGTCAAATTTCGTTTGTCCTATGGTAGATTTCAGCGTAGAAGCCGTCTTTTTAAATTCAGTATTGATTTTACCCAGAGATACGATGGTATCTTCTGCCGACTGCCGTATGTTTTTGAATATATCTTCGTTAGTAAATATATCCTTTGCGCTGATTTTTTTAGCCATAGCCTTAAGTATTATTCTTGTTCATTTTTTCCATTTCTTGTAGAAGCACAAAGTACTCCTTTGCCGTCATGTGTTTTGGATTTAACCAACTACCAACCCACTTACTAATATAGACCAGAGATTTGTCAATACCTCCAGAAGCCTTGCCATCACTGACATCAATCATTTCTTTGAGTTTTCGCTCTTCGATTTCTAGCAAAGTTAGTTTAAATCTGTCATTTGTAGCCACATAGTCACATTCTATTTGTGCTTTTTTCTTCATTAATTCCAGAAGTTTACCATACATCTTGTCTAATCCCATTTCTTTGATGTAACTATCGTATATAACCTCCCACATCAGTTCATCCATTAGAGCGTTCCCTAAGCCGTTTACACGACACCCAGACAAATCACCCCCAGTACACTGCATCCAATTAGCCAGAGGCATGTCATTGATTGAGGTATAGTAATTCTTTGAGTTCTTTTTTAAATCTAACGAGGAATTCTTCCCGTAATTTCGCCAGACTTTCATCAGTAAGTGCGATAATGTTTTCACCATATTTCCAAAATAGGTTTTCTTTTTCTCCTTTGTCATTTATCTTAATTGGGTTAGCATCGACCTCTATGTAATTTTTGTAAATATACAAAACGAATGATTTATAAAAGTCGCCGGTGTCAAAAAGTGTGAATGGAGTACCAGCCACTTTCTCTGGATTCATCATTTCTGTGTACTCAGAATATGTGCCAATTATATCTCCATCTCCGTCAATTCCTTGCTTGAAAAGTTGGTCTTGCCGTATCAAATCAAGAGTCCATTCTCTGAATTTTGCATCGTTAAAAACTTTGCGCCAGAGGTATTCTTCCTTCAAATTTCTGTACCTATTTAGCACCATTCCTAGTGCAGTTTCCATTAAATCTGCCATACTTATTTTCCTTTTTTTGACGCTCTCTACCCCTCATATCGATAGAGTTTTCTGACTTCGCTCTTTCTATAACACATTTACTACCACATGGTGTAAAGTTGCTTAAAGTGCTTTATTTTACCTCTCAGAGCATTTTAACAAATTACCTTTTTAACTAAAAAAAGGGGATATTTCTACCCCCTTTCTTACATTAAATCAATCGATTTTTGGTTGACCTTGCACCCTTCAATGTGCGAGTTTGCCACTTAATTTAGATTGACTTTTTGTGTCAATCAAGATTAGATTGCAGTGAACAATAAGTCACCAACGAAACCAGCCTTAGTCACTCTCAAACGATATTTGTTACCAACTACCATTGTGAATAAACCAGTGTAATTTCCGGCTACTGCAGTTTCGGTTGTTGTACCTACTACTACTAAGCCAGTTGTTAAATTGGTCATAACCCACTCCGTTGTAATCGCTCCTTGATACTTCAAAGGATTGATTGCAGTTCCATAAGAAAGGAAAGCATTGAAGTTAATTGATACACCAGATACTTGAGTTGGAGTTGAGAAATTCACATCCAATAAACCAGTTAATGAATTGAAATCAACTTGTCCTTCTGTTGCAGTAATCATCCACATTGTAGACTCATCAAATAATCTGTCGAAGTCGAAACCTAACATGATTTTGTTGATTGTTGTGTCTGTTGCAAACATGAATTTTGGGTCCCATGAATTGTTGTCAACAGTGATTGGATATAAGTAATCTCCTTGTTTAGAGCCTACTAAGTTACCATTCACATCAACGATGTAGATACCAAATTTTACACATCTGTCAGACTGCAATTTACCTAAAAATTGTGGAGTCCCAGAAGTCGCCCATAACTCACCAGCGAATGAGCGTATACCTTGGCGTAAGAAAGCCTTACGACCAGAGTTAGCCTCTTCGAATTGTGTGTCAGCCTTTGCTAATTCAACATTCTCCACATTTGGTAACGGATACCATCTCTTAGAAGCATCTGTTTGATTAACCAACAAACTGAAAGTCGTTGGGGTGATTGCAGTTGTTAAACTGATTCTGTTTACAGTACCATCGTTAGCGATTAAAGGTACTTGAATAATTTTACTTGTTACGCTTTGTAGCGTTACGCAAGATGGTTGTCCAGTATTGGATAGACCAGTGTCGCAGTTACATCCTAATGCCATATTTTCTATTTTTTAGCAATTATTTAAACTTTTTTTTGCACCACTTTGGTGACTAACATTTACAATTATCTTTGTATTTTGTTAAAGTTACCCTTAACTCTACACCGGATAGATTTGCGTCTAATATGTTTTGGAACATTCCATCACTTCTTTCCACCCCAAATCGTGAAAAAGTTAGCATTTCGTACTCCTCTAAGGTCTTAAAATTACGATTAGAAGCCACTGCATCAATGAATGCTTTTGCGAGTTCCTCCATAGGCTCTACTACTTGCTCTCTATGGTCTGCCGTATAGTAATTTACTACATCAGTTTCATCAAGAAAAAATAAGCGTATTTCCGATTCGAAATCCCTCGTGTCTGCCAGACCATATTTCTGCATCCTAAGAGTCTCCAGAAGCCATGCCAATGGAGTCTTGTTCAACAGATTTTTACTAGCCTTAGTCCACTCATTGTTCGTTGCTATGTGCGTACCGGATATCCAGAAAGGACTTGGAATTGTAATAACTCCATCGAGGGGAGGTGAACTAGGTAGTATCGGAACTGCCGTAATGTATTCATCGTTTACCACAGAGGTTACACGATATTCATCACCGGCGCTATTCTCTACCACCTTACCCACTCTAGTCCATTTTGTATGGCAAGTATTGATATGACCAGAAAGCGCATCAAAGTCACCTAAAATGGTGTTATCGATGGCGTTTACTAACTCCTCTACTACTCTTGCTATATCTTTCATATCCAGTATGCCGTTCGTTTAATTTGACCTTTGAAGTCCCCATAATGCCCTTTACCAATATAAGTTACCTCATACCTCGCATTTCCATTAAGTCCACTTGTTCTTGGCACACCCAGAAAGTCGCCTAACTCATAATTGATACCACCCTCAGTAATGTTAATTACATTGATTTCTCCATTATAGATTTGCGTTACTAAGAATGTTGCACCAGAGCCGACACCGGCAATGATAGTAAGTGTATCTCCAACTGTGTAGCCAGTGCCTTGTACTGCAATCGTAATTGCCGTAACGATACCAGCCGTAGCCACTATGGTAACCTTACACCCAGAGCCAGAGCCACCGGTAGTATTAAGTTGTGTAGGTGAAGTTACATAAAGAGTACCTCCAGATACAATCGACTTGTTTGCTACCCCTCCAATAGAGTGTGCAGTAAAACTTACTTCACACCCAGCGCCTATGGAATATGGATAGATATCGGTAATGGTAATAGTACCACCTACGCCCCCAGCAATCGCCACAACATCGCCTATCGAATAGCCTATTCCAGCCACCTCGATGGAGGCAAATGTTATGATACCTCCAATAGCAGTAATGTTCACACTAAGACCAGAGCCAGAGCCACCGGTGGTAGCCTTGAGTCCGGTCGTGTAACCAGTACCACCAGAGGTAAGTGAAATTACCTTTGCTGATTTAGACATTGTAATGGCGTTTATATCGTCAGCAAAATAACCAGTACCAGCACTCCACTGACTTATTTCTACCACTTGGTTTGTAGGCATAGTAGTATTCAACAAGATGTAATCTTGTATCGCTCTGTATGTCCTAACTGCCTCATTATATCTATTGTAGATAAGTGATTGTAGAGTGTTTAATACCTTGCTATTTTCTGCCGTTTGTTGAACGCCACCATAGGTAGTCTGTTGCATCATAAGGTCCTTCGAGTACTCGAAATAGATAAACCCTTTTAACATCTCTAACATACCATCAGACTCCAGCATTTGATACATGTTAACATCCTCAGCAAAGGGATTGTATAACTGCAGAAAGTTGGGTGACTTTGGAACATATTGAATCGTTAAATCAGATATAAATTCGTTGTATAAGGTTACCCCTAATAACTCCCTTAAATATCTCACTTCATACTTATCAATATACGATTGCAACTTAGCCGTATCATACATCCCAGTATGCAATTCGTACTTCCCAGTAAAGTCTGTTGGTGTTAGAAACATAGTTATTTATTTAATGTGTTTACCTAATCCTTTTGCTAAAAAATTCTTCAACATCTCGCCAGTAATTTTCCATATTGACCCCTTAGGCAAGTGAGGTGAAGTACCATTTGACTCGAAAGAATACTCATGCGCATCGATGATTTCAAAGGTCTTTTTACCTTGAGCATCTTTGTGAAAATGAGCATCTACAATCGGAGTATCAATGATTACATCAACTACGCCAGAAGCATCACGATGGATATCTACATCAACATGTTTTGTGTCGATTTTAACATCAAGCGCCTTTCTTTTTCTTGGTATTCTCGGTTTTTTTTCCATGATTTTTTTAGATTATTCCGTTAATAAAAAGATTAGATTAATGGGTCAAGACCAGCGATAGCAGTAGCGATAGTTCCTTTTACGAATGCACCAGTATCGTTCGCTTTAATAAACGAAACCAAACGAGCCTCACAAAGAATTGTCACCATGTTACGCTTGAAGTCATCACCTTCGTAACCTACTTGAATATTCATACCTTCTCTCATTCTTACTTGAGCCTTAGTCATATCAGCAACTAAGAAAGTTCCCTCAGTCATCCATGTAGTTGAGATGATTGGTAGACCAGCAATAATCGGGTCACCAGTAACTGGATTCACAACGAAAGCGCCATAAGTATACTCACCAGTCGTTGTCTTGCTTAAAGATAATTTAGCAACATCTCTCGGGTGTAAAATTACATGCGTTGCCATGAATTTAGCCGTTTCAATTTGTGCAATTGAAGTACGAACTACATCGGCAAGATTTGCAGAAGTAACGGTGTTCAAGAAAGTACCAGCCGTCCATGCAGTTGCTTGATTGATGATACCATTCAAGTTAGAGCCTACGCCGTTACCATTCAATAGATTGTTTTCGATTTGGTTATCGATAGTCTCCATCAAATCAGTGTTAACCTCGTTACGAACGAATGCTAAATCCTCCAACATCTCTTTTGAGATTTTGATGAAACCAGCCACTTTTTTCACTTCAACAGAAACCTCTTGGTACTTTAAATCGCCCTCAGTTTTAACGACACCTTCACCAGTCCACCCAGCAGTTGACTGCAAAGTTTGTTGAATGTAAGTTACGAATTTAGAGGTAGTTGTACCCATAGACATTGCGTTACGAACTTTTGCTACTTGTCGTGCGATTCGGTTAACCCCAGCCTCTAAAGTTGATAGAGCGATGTTACCAGTGTAATCACCTACGATTGTAGTATCTTTCGTTTCTAAGTTGATTGACTTACCTTCTTTGATAGACTCAATTTGATTAGAATACGCCTTAACCACTTGGTCACCGATAGAGCCAAATGATTCTGCTTTTGGACTAACTGCCTTCTCAGACATTGCCTCTAATCGACCTTCGAATTTAGCCAGAGCTAATTCCATATCTGCCGATTTCTTTTCGAAGCCTTTAAGACTTTCGATTTCAGATTTTAATGCATTGACATCGTCATGCGTAGGCATCCCAGCCGTTTTTTCTGCGAACATCCCGTTGATTTTCTCAATCACTTGTTCTGGTGTTAATTCATTTGTCATTTTTTACAAATTTTAAGTTAAACATTTATTTTATTTATCACATTAAACCAATCAAATTCAGTCACTATTGTTAACGGCTCGTTCTTTACAGAGTGGATTTCCGACTCTGCTGATGCGAGTTGCAAAAGTTGTGAATTGATATACTTTAATTTCATTTCATACTCAAATGCTCCCTCGCTTGATTCTCTGCGTTCTAAGAGTGACTTGAGTGTGTTGTTAAAGGAAAGGTTAAGTTGGTTCAAGAAAGTTGCTCTCTCCTCACTTTTCATAACCGAAATTACATTGGTCATTTCATTTGCGCCAAAAGTTACTGCCGAGCCTTCGTATAGTTTTACCTCACGAATCTCGTAATATCCTTTCATCGGTAGAGTTTCATCCTCTACAAATGACATTTTATCTTTGATGTATTGGAAGCCAATAGAGTGTTCACGAATGATTCCATCCTCATAGTCCTTCCACGCATCTTCTGCTAACGAACTTCTACCCATCTCAGCAACGGCTAACAGACCATTATTGTCCTCAGATAACTCCAGAAATTTGCCAATCGGTTGTTGCCAGTCATGGTGGCGTAGGAATGCTATCTTACGATTTGATGCTGATTGAGGTCCATGCTCCATGATTGATTTAGCGAATGCACCCTTGCGAATTACATCACCGTCAGAGTCCATGTTATCGAACTTCGCCAGATAGACTGCTACCTTGCGTGTAGCTGAATCCATGTCCTTGATTTCGAAGCCAGATTTAGTTGAATATGAAGTTGTTTTCATAGTGTAATTTATTAATTAAATATCAAGAATTGCACGAGCCTCATCGATTGTTATAAGACCTAAGTTGGTCATCTTCTCGATTGCTTCTGTTTTTAATTTCAGCACATTGGCAGACATTTGTTCGTCATGTTGAAGCACCGGCAAATGGTCGAATTCAGCGTGTAACTTATACCCCTCAGCATCGAGTCCAAACTGCTTGATAATACTATCGTACATGGATTGTGTTTCCGGTATGATTGTATCAGTGTAAACCATTCGTATAGAGTCCTTTACATTAGAGAAAGTCGAGCCGTTAGTTGATGAGAATAAATTGTAGTTCATTCCGAACGCATCGATGATAGCCAGTTTGTCCTCAGTTAACTCCTCAAAGAGTAATAAATCTTTTGTAGGATAGGACATAGGTTGCCAATTAACATTAGCCTCAGTGATGATTAATTCATCCTTTTGTCTGTTGTACCAATCCCTACGAATATCATTCTTCTCTTCTGGTGTCATTGGGATAGCACCCCCCATGTCGTTCTGTTGCGCCGAAAGGATTCCAATAGCACCGATATTCTCTAATAATACATTGCGTTTGTGATAAGAAGCCTTGATGTTTGATAGTGGATATTTGAGTGTCTCGATACGGCTTGTTGGCTTAACCAGATTCATTCCATCGTCAGTGGTTAGATACACCATATCGTTCCATTCAATACGCTCTCTAGTCTCATCATCGTACTTGAAAGTGAAGTATTCGATAAGGTCATTTGCATCCATTTGCTTTAACTTCTTACCCGAAAGATTCATGCGTATTTTGTTAGCCGGTAGAGGCACGAATAAATTGCGTATGTTCAGCGACCTCGCTGGAGCGTAACAGAATGTATTTGAGTAAAGAGCATCTTGTACTGACATAGTATAGACCACATCCGACCATGATTGTATTGCGTTAGGCTTGTTGATAAGGTCCAGAAGCCAGTGCGATTCGACCTCTTTGTCATCCTTGTAAAGGCATGGTTTGTTGGAAGCCATCATGGAGGCTCTCTTGTTGATTACGGCTCTTAGTTCCGGTATCTCAATAAACAATTTCCAGATGTCAGTTGTGTCTACCCATACGGCATCCTTCTTACCCCAGATTTGCGATTGCGCTGGGAATAATCGTTTCATTTGGTCTATGTAACGACCAGAGTCTACTGATGAAATGTTTACACCAAAGAAGTTCTCCCAAAAGTTAAGATTCATACGCATTCATTTTTACAAAGTTACTATAAAATTCTTTCAATATCATACTAAATGTTTAAACATTGATTGGACAAAGATTGATAGACCGGCTAAACAATCGGGTGCATCGTCATTCTTGTTCTTACCCTCTTTGCTATAACCCAGAGTGTTGCTGATAAATTGGTGTTGGTGTGCATCACCAGTCAGTACGAAATTAAACCTCATTTGAATCCATGCTGACTGCATAATTATTCGTGTGTCTTTGTTGGTCGTGTTATGCACTTGGAGAAGTTTCGTTGTAGGTAAAAGTCGTTGTAGGTTACGGCTAAACATTGCTCCCATGGAGTTGGATTCTACCCTACAATACGAGGCATTCCACTTGGATAAAAGACCAGCGCAAAGTGGCAAAGTGATATCGGTATTATCCCTTGTGAATAGATAGTCAACGATGTACATAGAGCCTTTGACGATAGCGCATACTGCCAGAGCCGTATAGTCTTTACCTTGGTCAGCGACATCGATATAGCCTACCACCCCATCAACGCCAGAGGGATTTGCTTGTGACTTATTAGCCTCAATGATAGCGCTCAATTCCTCTGTTGATGTATATTGGATATCACCGAATAAGCGACCAGCCACATCCACCGGTTGTTGCATGTATTCTGCTACCCAGATTTCCTTAGCCGTTCGAAGCCTCTTGTCATGATACTCCTCAGTGGTCATTACAGACTCGCAGAACGACCTATCATCTTTATCTAATGCAGATACTATCAAGGACTCCTCATACACGCCATCTCCCATCGCCGTACCTATCACATCCTTTACAGACCAGCGTGTACCTATGTCAATACGAGCGCACCCAGATTCAAATCTACTATCGTGTGTTGATTGCTTCCATTGTTGAATACGGTCATTGGTGGTATCACTAAGAGCATCCTCAATACCTCGATACAAGTCATCTGTTATAGCGACCTTTGTTGCTCCGAATCCGATGATAGTTCCTCCTACTCCAGCGCCAAAATAACCTACTTGCTTGGAGTGGTTTGTGTTCCATCCTTGTAGATTCTTCTTGTCATCAGAAAGCCTTACATCTGGGAATACCATGGTGTAGGTATCTGACTTGATAACGGCTCTTACATCGTATGCGAACTTGAGATATAATGTAGCCGTACATGTGTTACGCATAACGGATTCAGCCGGATTGCGTCCCAGAGTCCATGCGCAGAATAGTGATGTGATGTAACTCTTTCCGGCTCTTGGAGGCATGGACACCGATAGTGATTTGATTGTACCCTCCTCGACCTTTTGGAATGCTATCGCTATGTCCTTTAAGAAAGTACGAGCCGAATAGAAGTCGTGGTCATAGTATAAACAAAACTGCCAGAAGTCACGCCTAGCCAGTTCTTGTTTAAAGACCTCCTTTACATATCTTTTACGCTCAGAGACATCCATTGTTAGTCCTTTAGTAAATCCATTAACTCAGCAGTAGTAAGACCAGATAAGTCCGGCTTAGAGTGGTTGACATCAACCTCAGAGCGCTCAATATATCCCCTCATCTTACCCTTGGTCTTTAAGAAGAATATTACAGAAGCCACATTGCCCTCAAATATAAGTTCGTGTAGTTTGGATTCAGCGAAATCAAGCGTGATGTTTTCGATGTCTTTTATGTCCCTTGCATAGTCTAAATCTTCACGCATCCACTCATAGTGTGTCTGCCTCGACATGCCTACATTCTTACATGCAGTTGATACTACACCCAGACATGATGCCATTGCTTGAATCATCGCCTTTTTTTGTATGTCAGTTCTTGTCTCATTTCGTTTCATCTTGCCAGTTATTAATTGTTTGTTTAATGTAGTCCCCTACTTGCGTTTTGTCCATCATTCTACGGAATGTTCTTGACCTTATGTATTCCTCTGTAAGCATAGCAGAAATCCCTATTAGTTTCCTTTCTGTCTTGGTTAGCATTATGTATCTTATCTTATTGATTAATTTCCTCATCGCCGTTGATTATTTTAGTTATTATTTCAAGAGCCTCACCAGAGTTATTCACTATGTAGTCCCTATCGGTTAATGGTATGTTGCTCACTCGTGTTGCAATAGACTTCAAATGGCGCTCGGTTTGATTAGAGCCTCTTTTAAGCCTCCCAGCCAGACCATCACCGAGTATCTTAATGATTATTGGTTTTGCCTTTGCTATAACCTTGCTATTTGTGAATCTATCACCCTCCAAAATTACTACTTTATTTTCAGTAAGTGATAAGAAAGCATCGAGGTCAGTAATAACACTCATTGACAATCGGTCAGAGCCTTCGAATGTAGTGCCGTCATATTTGCCTACTATGACCAGAGCATCGGAGGTATGGAAATAGAATTTGCCATATTTCTGCCGTCTCTCGCATTTAAATTTATTTATTAGGGATTTCATCACCCATGTCTTGCCAGTACCAGCAGAGCCTATTAAAAGTATGTTCTCGTTCATTCTAGTATACATAGTTGTTATAAAGATTCTCAAAACACTCCCAATCACCATCCATCATGATGACTTGACCGGTTTTAAGATAATGATTTTGTTTGGTTGGTGCTACTCCATAGTCTTTTGGATTAGACTCTACTCTAAGCCGTTTTGGTAATACTTGTTTACGAGCATCCCAGAAGAGTACGAAAGGAGTTTTGTCATTCCAGTTGTTTTCAGCGACCTTGATTCTATTGTAGAACATATCGTTGTATACATTTGGATATCGTCTGTTTATTCGATGCCATGACTTGTAACAACATAATGTAGTTTCCAGAGTAAAGTAGGATATGTCCTCATGTGGAAATCGTTGTTTAGCCTCTTGGAGTAATAATGCTCCTTCCTCTTTAAGCCAGTTTAAGACCTCATCGGTATAACTCACATCATTGTTGTACCAGTCAAGGTCATCTCTGCCCAGTACCTTGCATAAGCCATTACGATGGGACTTAGAGCCACTAATATCGTCAAGGAATAATTGAGAGCAATCTATATTGAGACCAGCCAATCTTAAATACTCTAAATATGAAAATGTGGCTAATCTTCCGAATAGATAAAATTTGTCAATCACGAATGACCAGAGGTTATCAAAGTTGGTGTACTTGTTTTCTGACTTTAGGAATGGTGCAAATAATTGTTCTTGTGTTTTGCCCCCCAGAAGTTCGATGTACATTTTGACAACATCTTCAAATTGATTTTTGACATATCGCCTATCTGTGTCCCATCCAAATCTGGTATAATTCTCTCTAAAGTATTTTGATAATTCATCGATATTGACATTTTCTATGTCTGGAAATTTCAGCCAGATGAGGTATGTTGTGACCACATTTTGAGAGCATCCGTTGATGAAAGTAAACCATAATTTCTGCTCATCTGTCATTTTATGCTTTTCAAAAATGAACGGAAATATGTAATAAATTGCTCCAGCGTGTGCCTTATATTTGAGATGAAATTCATAGAATCTTAAGAATACTTCTCGCCTATATTCTGGTCTGCGAAAGTCCATTCCCATCTCCAAATTTGTAACCTCTTGTATGCCATTTAGTTGGCAATATCTACCTAATTCCATACTTCAATATTATATTTTTTGCCCTTCTCTACCCCTCGTTCCAATAGGCGTTTCTCACTTCTCAATTTCTATAACGCCTTTATTAGCAGATAGTGGAAAGTTGCTTAAATTAACTCTTTTGGCTCTTAAATGCCATTTTAGACATTTGCCAAATTATACCCATTTTGGCTCATTTCCTACTATCCAAAACAGTGTTTTTTCATTCCAAAATTCTGCAAATTTGTCTTTATTTGCCATGATGTAATTGATACATTTTCCTTCATATCGAGGATGAAACTCTATGCTGGAAATCTTGTAAGGCATCAAGTCTGAATATTGACAATATCCACTTCCGTTCAAATTGAAATGATGTATTTTCATTTTTGCACCAGAGGAGGTTGAAGAGCCGAATCCAATTTCAGTCATGTCAAATTTTGAGTTGATTTTCACGCCTATGACATCACTGATTGTTCCGAGCCGTTTTGGTATGTACCCCAGATTTTTTGAGCCGTTATTTCCAATTCCCATCAGTACAATATTCTTCAATGACTTGGGTGTGTGTAATGCCAGACCATACAAAATTGATACTACTGAATTGCACGAGCCACATGGTATGATAAGTGTTTCGATGTGGTCTGGAATGTTCCTAACTTGGAATGCTCCTACCTCATGAAAGCGCTCGATGGCTTCTGGTTTGTTTAGTTTCTCATCAACTGTGATATTAGTTTCTAATACTTCATGATTGGGGATTTTCTTAGCCAGTGAAAAGGATATTGATTGTAGTGCTTTTGCATAGCCTACTTTGGCTACATAGAACTTGGCTCCTAAACTATGCGCTAGTACCATGTTCTTATGTTCGAGGTAGTTTTTACTACCGGTAGCGATAAGGCATCCTATTCCATAATGCTTACAGATTGAAGCGATGAATGGATGTTGTGGTGAGCCTACTACTGAGCCAGAAACCACACCGGATATTCTTTTGGTCTTTACCCATCGATTAACCAGATAGATACATTGTCGTAACTTACTACCATTTACAGAGTCGTACCCCAGAGGTGCAAAATAGTCCTCTCGCTTAAACCAGATTCCATCGTGTTTTTCGACTGGAGTAAGGTCGTATAGATGCTTTTCCCATTGTACTTGATTTCTGTCGTATGACTTAATCTTGAATATTGTATCACTCATTTCGGAATGCTTTTAGTGGATAGAACACCAGAGTATTTCTGTAACCATTCGGCTCAGTAGGTACTATTGGTGTCACTCCATGTAGATTGCGCCATGCCGGATAGACCAGCATCGAATTGTCAAAAGAGCCAAAGGTAGCATCATAGTCTGGGACTGTTGTATTCCCCCCTCTACTGCCCTCTCGTTTGGCTATAATAACATTTACACATCCTTTGAGATTTGCATTGTCAACATGATATGAAGCGCTGATGTTGTAGTTGGATATGGATGATGTGAATAGCGTTCCTAACCTCCACTCCTCCGGTACATTCTCAGCGATGATTCGTTGTTGTTGCTCATAGATGTGAGGTGTTAGAAGTTTTATTAACTCTTCGCTCTCCCTACATACATTTAGCATGGCTTTGATAAAGACCTCAGCGCTCTTAACATCATGTACACTACTCCTTGTAGGATACGCTCTCCTCATGTGAGGCTTTGGAGGAACTGAGCCAATGATTGTAGAGTATTGTTCTACACCCAGACCTCCTTCCCTACGAGCATTTACTGCTGATGACCTTGACATAGTCGCCTTGGGTACTCGCTTGGAGCGAAATTCAGCATTGGCTATTGCTACATACTTTGCTAACATTGGATTGTGTTTGCGTATATCACGAATGTAGAATCCTATAATCTCATCGCCGTCAGCCAGAAAGCAGTCCTCTGTAACATTGGGTGAAATCATACCACATACATCACCTACCTTGCAGTTGTGCTTTACAATGCCTAAATCAATGGTTTTCATACGCTCTCCGAGTGTTTTGCAGTTCTTCTAGTAGATTGCCTCCTATGTATAGTTTGCGTTCCCTACATTCCTTCTCTAAGTCTTTTGCCATATCGAAGTGTTCTGCATCAATTACTATCTGTATTGCGTGTTTAACGCCAGAAGTCATCATGTCTACTTGGTCAGTAAGGTCCTCATAGTCCAGAGCCGAATAATCAATCGTTTGTTTCCCCAGCCACTTATCGACCATACCGGTATTCCAGTCCAGTTCCAGCGCCTCCCAGTCCCATTCCCCATATGATAGATTGTCTTTGATGATTAGTTCTTTTGCCTTCTCATCAGTCATATCAACCATCATGGCTGGAATAGAAGCATAGCCTAACTCAGAACATGCTCTGTAACGCATATTACCACAAAGGATTTCTTTGTCCTTATTGATAATGACATACCTCACTCCCATCATATCCGGAAAGTCCAGAATAGATTGCTTGGTAGATTCGAATTTATACTCATCGATGTTGCGTGGATTTTCAGCGTATGGCTTTAAATCTCCTATTGGATAGATTTCAATTTTCATTTTGAATCATTTTTTTCATTGTTTGTATTAGCACCTCTCCTATGTTGACTTTCTTTGACCTCAGCAAAGTAACAAGTCCGAATGCTTCGTTGTAATCACCTATCTGGAATTCAATCTGTATCACTTTCTTTGGCTCTACATTTCTATCGCCAGAAGCATCACCGGAATTAGTTGATTGTATTTCCTCTCCCTCGCAGTCATGCTCCTCATCAGAGTTGTCTAATGAATATATTGAATCGTTTGGTTGCCAGACATCGAGTCCCCAGTCGCCTAATTTGACATCATCAAATTTATTAGCCAGAGCATCCCAATCCCATTCGCCATAACTTGCATTATCCTTGATTACGAATTCATCCTTTTTTTCCTTGCTCAGACCGGTCATTTGAATTATTGTAACATTGGTTAGTCCAGCCTCGCAAAGTGCCTTAAAACGCATGTTACCCCCCAAAATTACCATGTCCTCATCAACTACGATTGGTCGCATCTCCAACATCTCTGGAAAGTCCTTTATTGACTTAACCAGTTTCTTGAATTTGTGGTCTCTGATTGACCTTGGGTTACGAGGATTCAATTTTACCTCTGATACATTTACGAGCCGAGCCTCTTGTGTTTTCCAATTCATTTTTTTTGCCATTGTGAAAAGTTTTTATCCCCCATCTTTTTGATGAAGTGTTTTATGTTATTGCGATATAAGCCTACTTTGTGATTTTGGTTGATTGCAGATTGTTTATCATCTTCACCGATATCGTTATACCCCTTAGCAATCATCTCATCGTAATCATGGAATACATCTGAGTGACGGTCTACATCGGTATCAATCATTTTATCTTGACGACCTCCAAAAGAATATATTACTATGAAGTTTGGAGGTACAGAAAGCCTTAATTTGTATTTGAATAATTCCACCTCTTTGGTGTATGTATAGAAAATTGTTTTTGGATTTTGCTTGGCTAGATAAAGCCAGTCTTGAGCGTACTGCTCTGAAAAGAAATCACCAGCATCGTGTATACGAATGAATTTGCCGGTGTACTTTGGTTTTGATATTTCCTCGTTCATGAGGTTAAGCCACTTGGCTCGATTGAATAGCACTAATTCAAGTTTCTCTAAATGTGCTTTTTTGACATTGGAGAATTGATAAGTACCAGATTTGGCATAACAGAAAGCGCCACATATTCCAGCGTTGGGACATGTATTGAACTTCTTGCCAGAGGATAAAGTTACCCAGTGTGCTGGTAGAGTCCAGCCATATATTCCACTCTTTCTTAAATCAGAGTTTTGTGTTAGAAGCACCATCTTATAAATGATATTATTCCATAAATAATCATCACTAATAACACTCTCCAGAATGAAATCATCATTAACTTCTCTTTGGTCATCCATGTTCTCATAGATGGAACTTCAGACCAGAACAAAAAAGTCATAATCAATCTATCAAATAAGAATAATGAGAACACCAGAGGCATCAGACATATCCCGATAAATGTTTTGAATTTTGTATGTTTCATATTACTTTTTTTTGTGCGATAAAATAAGGGTGGAGGCTAAAAGCAATTAGAGAATAGTCGAACATTCTTGTTTATGAAAAACTACCTCCACCCAGATTTTATATTGCAAATATATTCATTATTTCGACTTTAACAAATCTATTGATTTTTATGCATATACATTCCAATCTTTTCAAGCGTACCAGAATGCAATCCTTTGTTGGACTCATTGGAGTACAGATATAACCAGAGTTGATTCTGATGACACCCAGATTGCTTTGCAAAAAAGTTAAGCGTTATACCCTTTCGAGTAATATAATCAATGATTAGTTTTCTTGCTGACTTATTTACATTAGCCAGTTGTGTTGAGGTCATTTCTACCATGTTAGAAAATTGAATCATCATCACCGAAAGGATTTTCCTCTGTAACCGGTGCTTGTGTATTTGTATTTTGATATTGAATTGACCAGACATCCAGCGTTGCAAAATACTTAACATCTCCAGTAGGTGATTTCCATTCACGACCTCGTATATTTATACTTACCTCGACTGAATCACCTATCTTAAGATTGTCAGCCAGATTGACTTTATCTTGCGATAATTGGAATGGGATTGTTTGTGGATATTTATCGTCAGTCTTTAAGACTAAATCACGACTTTGATACTTATCGCTTATTGCTTTTATTTGTCCAATAAAATGAACTTTTCCAGATACTTTCATAATTGTTTTTTTTAATTGTTTAACATTTGTATTGTTGATAATTGTTCTTTGCTTAGAGAGTACATTCTAACTGCCCATGCCTCATCTATTAACTCTCCATTGTGTTCTTTTTTCGCATTGATTGCGCCACATAATTTCAAGAAATCTTTCTCAATGATTGTTGGCTTTTGTGTTGAAGTCTTAACTGCTGGAGTAGACTTCTTTGTTTGCTCACCAGAAGCATCTAAATCGGCATCTGTAATCAAGGTCAAAATACTTGCGAGTGAGTACCTACGCAAGTAGGAAATCGCACTGCCCAAAACTTGGAAGTCATTCATGCCTTTGAGTGATACTCCTTGAGGGATATCAATTACGCTCTCCAGCGTTTCACCGGATTCGATATGGAATACGATAGTCTTGATTGAACTTCCCACCAGAGGTTGCGTATAGCCTAATCCATGCTTGGCTAAAATTGGGTTAATCACTTGGATGATTTTTGTCAAATCGGCATAGGTATATCCGTAACCTTGCGTTGCTTTATGTATGACTGGGACTTCTTGTTGAAATCCAGCCAGAGCCGACCATAAATTTCTGTTCGACTGATAACTTGATTGAGGCTGGAATTCCAGACCTAAATCCTCTCGTACTTCTTCGTACTGCTTTTTTGTTGCACTCATATTTATTGATTTTAAATTACTAATTAAGTCATCTGTATTTATCAGATGTTTTATTTTCATGGAGTAGGTATCAGACTTGAATACCCAGCCACCCCCATCCTCATCGCCAATTTTATTTAGCTTTGCTTCCTCGAAAAAACTTTCCTTATCGAGCCATCCTACCAGCCATGCAGTAGACATATCTTCCTTTACATACACCCAGAAGTACATGAATGTTTTTTGTCTTGTATTGTGCGCAGAAATATTGGCGTTATGCTCATCTCTGGGAGGTACATTTACTCGAATGGTTTTGACATCGATTGTAACCTCACCGGATTTTAAATCGTAGTCCTTACACCCCACATATTCCGTAGGAACGCCAGAGGATATCAGATAGTCCATTACTACCACCTCTCCTATCGCTCCATAAAGTTGGCTATCACCTTTGGTTATTGAGTTGCGTAGACTACTGAAGTCGTATAACTTTTCTGCCCTCATCAGTTGGGTTGAAGTTACCTTCATTTCTATTACTTTCATATTTGCTTTTTTTAGTTGTTCGACTTATAGTAAAGTTAATCATTATTTTGATATATCCTTACATTTTTGTTTATATATTTCTATTATTTCAATCAGTTCTTCTTTAGTAAATTTTCGTGTTTCGTGTGCTTTTTCTTGAAGTTCAAATATGCCATCTCCAATCCTTTTTACAATCCCTATTTGGTAGTTCAGAAGATTCCCATGGAGGTGTCTATTGCAGTAAACACACTGACCATGACAATTCCGTTCATCAAAGGTTACTGCCTTGTGACCACCAGAGGAAAAATAATGACCGGCATCATATTTACCAGCCAGAAGTTTACCACATGATATGCAAGGCATCCCAGCATCACGCAATCGAATGAAAGTATTGAACACTGCTTGAGCCTTCTTGGTTAGTGATTGAACAGTCTCCAGATTGGATTTCATCACTTTTAGCCTTTCCTTGCTTTTTTTGGCTTCCATATCTGCCCTCTCTCGCACTTTCGACATTGCCTCTAGAACAAGACATTGATACTCCCTACAAGTTCTTTCAAGCGTACTAAAAGTTGGTACAAATGGTTTCTTGCAGTGTTTACACTTCTTCATATCACAAATTTACTCTATCAATTAACTGATTGTTCTGTTTTTTGAGTTCAGCGACCTCGATTAATAATTCTGCATTTAGCCTTTCGAGTTGATAATTTCGTCTTGAATCGGAACGCCAGTTTTTTTCAAGCCAGTAGAAGCACTCTAATGACTCCAGTAAATCAACTTCTGTTCGTTTCATCGACTCAATCAAATCAACCTTATGTGGATGTGTTTTTTCTATTTCCTCTCTCGAGGTTTTGACTTTCCAGTAGACCAGATTCAACACTGCCTTTCTACCTATCAAATATAGTTCGACATCCATGACTAAAAGGGACATTCTTTATCGTTTGACTTCGGCTCGTTCCAATCATTCGGCTCAAAATTAATCTTTTTTGTGACTTGGAATGGCATTGGAGTTTTTTTAGGTCGTACAGAAGCCAGAGCATCTTTACCAGCAATCTTAAATCCCAGACCATAATTGAACTCACATAGTATCGGGTCATTAAGGCTCGTGTTCTTTCCACCGGTGTCTTGGTCCTTGATTTTTTCTACATCAATCATGGTGTAGTATTTCATCGTAGGGTGCTTTACCAATCGGTGAATTACAATCATATCATCACATCTGTTCAAAAATGGCTTACCTCCTTCAATCGATGCTTTTAAGGGTGGTCGTAAGTGTCCCTTCCAATCACCATCGGTGTACAGATTTCCAGAGCGCCCAGATTCCGAATTGGGATGTGTATTTATGTAAATAGTCATACCAGTTCTGTTGGCAAATAACCGAGCCTCATTTAAGAATTTGTAATTACCCTCATGTGTCATATCTCTGTCCAATGCAGTGTATGGGTCTATAAGACCGGCATCTGCCCCAGATTGCGCAAATATGTCCAGAAGTTCTTTTGGCTTATACAGATTGCTATTATCTACGAAGTCGAAATATTGCTCAATAAACATCGTGTAACTTTGTATTTCCTTCTCAGATAATTCTTTGAAAGGAACGCCGGAATACATCTGTACCATATCCCTAAGAATTTGACCATGTTTATTCTCTCCAGACCATACAATAAATTTCATATCGTAGGTTAAAGCCAGAGTCAGAAAGTACCAGTTTATCCAGTATGACTTTCCAACATTATCGTGTCCTAAAATTATTACCAGTTGATTTGGTTTGAATCTTAGGTAGTCATCAAGTTCTGTACCTATGCCAAGACCATGTTTAATCTTACCAGATTTGTAGTCAAGTAAGTACTGCATTGCAGTTCCTTTTTTGAGTATCATTTTTTACCGATTTTAGCCATTACATTATTCATAAGGTCATCACCAGAAGCCACGCCGGAATCATTGCTAAATGCCTTCTCGTTCTTTTTCCAGTTGCCTAGTCTACGAGATACATCGAATGCAGTTTCTTTCTCCCATCGTAATTTATTGTCCTTAGTCGTTTCGGTCCAGTAGAGATAAAATTCATTACACATATCCCTACCAAATTTCTCTAGGAAAGGAGATATTGAGGCTTTAAATTCTACCTTCTTATCTTTATTATCTTTCTTATCTTTATTGTTTGGGTTCGTCTGGTTTTCGTCTGGTTTTCGTTTGGTTTTCGTCTGCGTTTCACTTTCAAAATTATCCGACTGGTAATCATCGTATTTACAGATAGTTATGCGTGTCGTTCTCGTTTCGTTTTTGAGTACCACCATGCCATCCGACTCCAACAACTTCAGAAACCTCCGAGCCTTACTTTTATCACACCCCCAGCGACCAGCCAGAGTGTCTAAACTTCGAAGTGTTTCACCTCGTTTACAGACCAGAAGTACACCTCCTATATCTGCTTTTTGCTCGGAATAATTTGCCAGAGAAATCAAGTCTATCCAGCATCTAAATTTCCACGCATCTTTGAATATCCAATGCTCCAGCACTGACCTATTTATTCTAACATATCCACTCATATTTTGCTTTTTATTATTAGATGAATAACGCCGTCAATTTCTTTCTCTACCCATGGTGTTTTCTCCATGAAATCAAGATGGTATTTATAGCGTTGTTTTATGTAAGTTTTATAAGCCGTTCCATCGGCATTATATTGTTGTCCAGACCTTGCTAATTCAACAATCTCATTAAGCATCGAAGTTAGAGTCTTAAACTCTACAAATTCAGCCTCTATGACAATCTTTTTCATCTTCATACATTTGTGATTTTGAAGATACCAGATTGGTAGAAGCCAGATGCTCTTAATTGCTTTTCTTTCCACCGGCAAAGAGCATAATTTGGGAGGTAGTAAGATTCGACTTCTACCCCCCCTATTAAGTAGGTTAATTTATACATTATGAAAGGTCTCCAGATTTGAATGTAAAGTTATTAAAAAATTCCATAGTAGGCTCTCCAGAAGCCTTCCCTTTTACATTAGTAAACCGAGCCTCTTTTACTTTTACGCCATCGACATAAAACTTGAATATGACCTTATCATCTGTAATGATTTTCTTGGTATTCAATTCCACAAATAAGTGTGAATTGTTAGCGCCGTTCCCAACCAGTATTTCTATACCGGAATCATCCTTAGCGCCAAAGGATTTGCTACTGCCGTAAATACATGCAGTCACTTTGTTCCATATTGGATAACTTCTGCTCATAATTTTGATTTTATTGATAAATATCTCATGTAAAGGTCCAGATTAAAAGAGCCACCTTTAGACTCTGCAATAGAATTCCCAGTCCAGAAATTAATATACTGCACCACATTATATTGTAGTGGCACAGATAACTCTATTTGGCGTTTTTCTAACTTCTCAGCGTGTTTCGTTGCTTTCATAGTACATTTATTAGATTTGTGAATAAAGTTCGTCATACTTAACCCTAGCGTTAATTATCCGTTCCTCGATTTGTGCAATCATTTCATCGTCTCTATCGATGGAGAATATCTTGATTCTGTTCTGCTTAGGGATATGGTCGAATACCATCTCTTTATTAATCATTTCCTCAGCCAGTAACTCGACTTCGTATTGTGGTAGTTCTGCATTCTCCGGCTTGTCACATAACCGAAACCAGAGCCGTTGAATTTCTTGTAGCCGGATGTGTTCTGGAGTAGTGGTTAATGTGTAGACCAGTTTCGCAGATTTCAAGCCAGTCAACCAGAGGTAAGTCTGTAACTGATATATGTAAGACTTGTTCTTAATTTCGGTGTCCCAGAAAGGAAACGAATTAGCTGACCAACTATTCTTTATATCGACTACAATCCCATCGTGAATTAAGTCCGGCTCACCGGAACAATAGTTATTCATAAGTCGTTGCTTAACATCATCAATTTGAAAAGAGCCACCAATGTATTCACGATACATCGAAAGTCCTTCAGACTCATTTAAAATACCTTTCTCCATGTGTTTAGATGTTATGTATTCTTCTATGCCGTACTTGTTTGAAAGCACTGCTTTACGGATAACTCCGAGTGAGGTGTCCCCCCACTCAGAATCCTTTGCTCTACCCTTTGTCATCAAGTCCCCAATGGATGATGCTCGTACTAAATACTCGTGATTTTTCATTGCTCTGTTTTTTGGTTTAAATACTCTTGAATTAATTCTAATTGACCTCTCATTTTAGAAGCATCACCCTTGATGCCGAAATACTTTTTTACATCGGTAATCTTCCAGAATCGGTGTGGCTTCATACCTACTGCGTATAACTTAATATCTCTAATAGATACGATAAGATTGTAGTAAGCCATCGGCATTGGTTTTCCATTAACTGATATTGTTTTTTCACCATCTGCCATCTGCTCCCAGAAAGCACAATCAGTGTTGAATTTATACTTGCTCATTTTCTTCGTTTTGGTCGTTAGTAATTTCCTCATTATCTTGCTCATCATCAGAGGTTAAAATTTCAGTTATTCTATCTTCAACCAGATACTCGACTGCTCTCCTTACTGCCCTTGTATTTACCCCTACGGATTCAAGAGAAATCTCATTTCCATTTAGTTGAAATTCTACCTCATCGTAGTCGACGAATTCAGATGATAATTCTTCGTCAATCATGTTTTCAATTACCTCACATAATTCAGACTTCCAGTTAGCCGGAAGCGATGTTGGTTGTTTAATAGATTTTAAGATGTTAATCACATCTTGTGCTGAATACAAAGAGCCGGATAATAGCTCCGGATTGTTCTGGATTGAAGTCATTTTCTCAATCGCTTGTGTTAAAGTTAATTTGTTCATTTTGCTTTTTTTTATTTGGTTAGTAATCGTTATTTAATTCTGTAATCATTCCCTTTAAATCATCCTCATCGAAGTCCTCGTAAATGGATGCTATTGTTTTACAAAATTCAACCAGAGCCAGAAACCCGTTTGTTTCATAAGTTGACATATCTGATAAATCGTTATTTTGAATTGCTTCTAAGCAATCACCTAAATCTCTAGCCGTATTTTCAAATCGGCAGTAACTCATATTTCCCATGTTTTCTGTTTTTTAAAGTTCAATAAATATATCTGCATTGTCTGTCATGTATTGGCTAAGGTCAGAAAGCCAGAGCCTCTTAATATCTGGATTGAGATATTCTAATGAGCCGGTCTCTTCTGGTCCATCAATCTCACCCTCTCGCCAGAAAGTAATGAAGTCAATATCCTCCACATTATATGTGTATTGGACAGTCTCACCAACTACATTACCACCCTCACAATAATCACCCCACTCTTCATCTAGATATGGAAAGATGACACCACAATAAGTGGTATCAACATATCCATCATTAAATATAAATTCAGCAGTCCAGACCTCTCTTCTGGTCTTGAAAGGACTTTGCTCATTTATTACCATTTGCTTTGTAATTTCTAGTTCTCTAATTGTCATAATTTCTATTTTTAAAAACTTACTTCTACGAATTGATTTGCTTGTACCCAGTCACTAAACATTCCCAGCATGAATGTATCATAAACGCCTTGCGTAATAATACCAGAAGCCAGATTGTCGGAGTACATTTTCCAGTGTGGTTGTGATAACCACCCAGCCACCTCATCCAGAGTAATCTGGAGGTAGAGGTGTGGATATTCAGTTTCAAATTTGTTGACGAACTCTTGCACCTTGCTAAAGTCAATCGTTTGTGTTAAGTGTTTCATAATTTATAAATTTTTGTTTTTAAGTTCTAATCTTTCTGAGTAATTGTATGCCTCAATTTTAAGGTCTTTTAAAGTTTCGTTTATTGCCACCCAGATAATAATGTATCTGTCGTATATTGCTTTTTGAGTGTCTGTCCAATCTTTGTATTCACTTTCCCCACCATATTTTGATTGACAATATTCCTCATGGTCTTTTAATCTTTCCCATGCCTTACCCTCTTTCAATCTTAGTGTTTCAATCATTTGTTGCTTAGTCATAATTTCTAGTTTTTATTTAAAGGTGAAAAGTAATTTAAGAATAATTGTAATGCTTTTGCATCGGTCAGTGGTCTAACATAAGCCGACATTAAATCACAGTTCTCATCGTGTGGCGTAGCCAGAACTGCGTGAAGTATTTCGTGTAGTACAACTTGGTAGAAGTGTTTTGTATTGATGTGTGATTCGTTCATATGAACTACACATCCACCCATGTAAGCGTAACCACAAACCTCTGCTTTTCCACCAGATACAATTCTAACTTCGATGCGAGGAAGTTTAACCAGTTTGTTAAGGTCATAAATAATGTCAATTACTTTTCTGCGTAGTAAGTAATTTTGGTCATTCATTTTGTTTAGTGAATGTCCGTTTGCCGTTCTGTTTTTAAAGTGTGAATTTTGCATGGTCTTAGTTTTTTAAATTGTTTAACTTGATTCTTAACTGGATTGTTTTTGCTGAACGATGTCCAAATTTTGCAGTAGCGATTTCCAACTGAATTTTTGTTCTGGTAATTCTCATTTCTTTTTTCATGATTTTGCTTTTTAAATTGTTCGACTAATTTGTTTATAACGCAAAAAAGCGATGCCGTTTCCAACATCGCTTAATCGCAAAAAAAAGAACGCCCATATGCACACATGTAGGCTCGTAAAAAATACGCATGTACATGTATGTAACTCACTTAGGATTTTTTCGAACTAACCACTTTTTGTACCCCCATCTCAGATAACCACTTTTTTAACTACTGTGAGCCTAAGCCGTTTTCGTATCTTACCTATCTGACTAAGTTGGATTGTTGTGTGTTCGCATTTCAAAGACCGTTGCCCCGTTGGACAAAACAAAGATTGTAAATTAAATTTAATATAACCAAATGTTTTTTTAGATGACGCTCTCTATCCCTCTAAACATAGACGATTATTTTTGATTTTTTTTTGATTTGTCCTATCTATTAGGCTTCCAGCGATTCGCTGTTTTTTGACGCTCTCCAGCCCTAGCCTCCATAGCGTTTCTTACTTCGTCGTCTCTATAACACCGAATATAGAAAATGGTGTAAAGTTGCTTAAAATGCCTTAAAATGCCGTTTTCGACAATTTGTAGAAATTTGCCCTCAGAACGATTTTAAGACCTAAAATTCTTTGAGTAAGCAGTATGAAACGACCTTTTGAGGCTGAATCATGTCGATGATTTGAATATATTTTGGTGTGTTATTTACGACTTGACACCCTAAACTCCACCCTCCAATAATCTCTTTTATGACTTTATTGTCCATGTCATAAGTATTTGCATGGAAGTTTATTCCACACATCACTGGGTGTGAAATGCCTTCTTCTATCATTTTATCTTTGTCGCCATCACGAGAAATCAAGAAAGGTCTAACTTGTCTTAAGGCTCTCATCTTGCCTCGATGTAGTCCATATTTCCAAACATCGTAATACCACTCATTTGTCTTTATGACTGCTACGCCATCTTTATTGTATGAATCATACTTCATTAAACCATTAACACCGGCATTGGTTGTGCCAGAAGTTACGAGGATAAATTTGTCATTATTGAATAAATAGAACTTATCATCAAATAAATTATACGCATCATTTTGGGATTGAACACCCAGAATCCAATATCCAGTCGGAAGCGATTTGAATGAATTTAGGCTTTTTACTTTATTTAGTAATTGTGCATCTGTGTAGTTTCTAACCATTGCGTTTGCGTTTAATGTAGTGATTGATAAATGACAATAAGACCAGAGCGATAACTGATACTGATACTACCTTATGAATTAAGTCCCCAGATTCATATGCCTTAACTTCTTTCTTTACCCTTTCAATAGTAGTCTCAATGAAGATTGAATCTTGAATAACCAGATGCTCATCGACTTGAATTACACTATGTTTATATGTTGTGTCACTTATTGTGTCATTTAACCCCCAGCAATAGCCGGAAGCCATGAATAGAATTAAAAATACAAATGATTTCATATCAAGGTTTTTTAGTGAAAAAAGTTTTAATGTAAGCAATAGCCATAGCGTACACATCCCCAATAAAGTCATCCATCTTTTGTGTAATCTCATTGGTTAACCAGCCTACTGAAAAGGACACCAGAATGATTATCTTTGGTGATAGTGTTGCGTAGTACATTTCTATTATTCCAGTTGCAGAGTAGGTAAGAATACCAGCCACAATACAACCAATAAGAACAGTCATTTTATTCAGTTTTGATTTTATCCCTTTCAATAATGCACCAGCCACTCCAATTCCAACTGCCATTAAATCACTAAAATCTCCGTTCCATTTCATATCATAATGCTTTTAAAGGTTGTTCAATTATTTTGGTATTTTGTACCATGGTGACACCAGTAAACTGAGCCACTTGCTGAATTATCGTATCGAACTCACATCTTTCGCTAAGCCAGAAGAACATCGCCATTGGCTGACCAGCCTTTTGAGGCTCAAAATCAGACACCAGCGTTCCGTCTCTTAGTACTTCCTCACAATATCTATTGACTGATATTAAAGCCGTATTTTCAAGTAAAAGCATTAAGTTATTTACCATTAATTTTCCATCTACCTCAGTCACATCAGTAATAATTCTCGATGTAAATGGAATGAATACTTGGCGCAATAAAGTTTCTACTTCCATATCATCGCCATTCACACAATATACTACTATGTAATTCCCCACCAGTTCGAAATAATATCTATTTACTATCATTGTCATTTATTTAAAATTGTTCATATTATTCTTTATCTTATCCCCTACTTTCGCTACTAGACTTGCCTTTCGGCTCCAATCATAGTATGTGATGTCTGCACTTTCCTCAAGTATCACCGGTAAATCATTGTAAAGGTACGAATGATTGTGGTAATTATAGTCGCTGATGTACAATTCATTTTCATGAAGTAGGTACAATTCAATCAACGGCTTGATGATACATTCGTCTAATGGGTCTGTTGATATTTCATAGACATTTAGATTTTCTCTAACCACAGATTTCATCTCCCTTGTTCCGTAAATGATATTATCAATTTCGGTGTTCGGTTGTCGCCTACCAATCATCCCAGCGAAGCGCAAAGTACCTTGCATATTTGTATCAGTAAAGTCAATATCTTCCTTGTAAAAATATGAATTAAATACGGCTCTTACCCTTGCAGTATACATCGCATTTTGTATTGAGTAAGGCATCAAGGTATAGTTACCCCAGAGGACACTACCTACGATTCCAGCGATGTTATATTCAATCTCAATAGTATAACACCCAGCGCCATCAGAAGCCAGTACATCTCCCCAATTTACCTCAGCATAATACGCGTTTGGTTGTCTTACTATTGGAAGCACTGCCAATGGATATGTTGTAGCCTCTCCATCTTTCTTAAGTACGATGGTTGCAGAGCCGGAAGCATCGACCTTTATCCACGCTGGAGTAATATCATTTTCCCATGAATTCGATGATTGACTTCCTAAGACCAGTTGCTCACAACAACAATCTTGATTGCCTCTATCATCTTCTATATTATCGTTTGGAAGCGTAACCACATCGTATTGCTTATAGATTCTATCCTCATTCCAGCATCGTGGGTCTATTGGACATTCAATCTCTTTTGATTCTATTGATACTAGTGGCTTATGACCGACAGTCCACTCACCTATTGGACAAAATAAATCACCACTTAATGCCCATTTATCGCCAAATGAATCAGTGATTACCCAGTTACCACCAGTGAAGTCAATTGTGTAATCTATTAATTGGTCATTATTTGGATTTGTCCATGAAAAAGTGTAAGAGCCGTCACCTACTTTTGTTGTAGTAATAAGTGTACATGCAACCTCACCATGTAATAAAAAACACCAGATTAATTCAATACAACATACGCCATAAGTCCCCTCACATGCGATAGTCGTAAACTCATCAAAATATGATGTAACTGCCCATTGTGGCATACTTCCAATAGGAGGACAAAGGTCGAAAGCATCTTTCCAGAAAGTAGTATTTGGAAACGATGGTCCGAGACCACCAATCGTAACATTCCATTGACTTACTCCATCATACCAAAGGTAATAATCATTTCCCTCATACACCCAGTAATAATAATTATGACTATTGAATGTTCCAATGGCATCTGCTGAAATAGTGGTGCTAAAAGGAGAACTAGTTGAACTCAGTGTAATCGTTATACATGCGCAAGACATAGCGTTAGACTTTAGATATTGTTACTATAAGAGATGGAGTCGCTGGATGTGGAACCACCACATTTGCCACCTCCGATAAAAGTTGTATCGCCACATCGGTCACGCTCCACATTATTTGTATTTCATCGTTTGCATTACATGCTAGAAACCAGTTCCATGATGCGACTGATTTATTACTATTTGACACCACATTAATATGTGTATTTGACTGAGGTACATCAACCCCATTTTTGCGAAGCCAGATGGAAACTTGTTGCGATGAGCCACCAGTGGTGCGACTGATTTGTGCTGAAAATTGAATATTAAAATATCCTTGCTTCGTAGTCTTAATTTTAGTTGGAAGCGATAATCCATCTAATACCACTGAAATTCCATTTGCAGTAACTGCCGAATTTAATTGCATCGCTTTTACCAAATTTGCACCAGATTGAATCTGTATAGTGGTGTCATAAAAGTCACCAAATGGCTGATTAAATTCCGATAGTGCATCGGATAAAAGTAATTTTTTAGATAACCAGTTACCAGCCGAAATCTCGGTATCGGTATCTATGAAAATCTGGTTATTTCTAATTTCAGAGCCGACCACTTGGTCAACATAATCGTGGATTTTTTCGTTTGCCATGTTAGTATGATTTTTGTTTTATTGTTCCGTCCGTTTTCATTTTTAAAGTATTATCAGTTTTTTGTTTTCCACCTATTAAGCCATCAGAACATCCCTTAATTTTAGTGGTTATTTTTACTCCATTAGCCAGATTAATTTTGCTAGAATCAAAGTAGCATTCCATTACTGCTATGTGAGGCGCTGGATTTGTTATTGCGACCAGAAGTCCAGAGATTGGTGTCAAAGGATTCGCTGAATTATTGTCGAAAGGGACTGTTGTAGATACCAGCCATCTTGGTGAACTTTCAGTCGGCTCAATAGTAATCATTCCCCATGTTTTCGCACCCCATGGTGACATATCTATATTTGTATGCGTAGCCACTATTCTGTGTAACTCCGAATCAATAACCACAGAAACCAGAGCGCCGGTAGATTCACGATAAAGGTCAATTTCTTGATAGATATTTTCGTTGGAATCGTAGTCCTTAATTCTAATTGCATCATCGAATACAAATGCTTCATTATTCTTAACTAATTCAAGGTGTAATCTTAGATTCCAATCACCAGTATTTCCGTATGGAAACCAGTTTTTATTCTGGTTAGGAAAAAAGTCACTTGAAGCATTGAGTTGTTGTAGCCAATATTCCCATCGATAGATGAAAGGAAAATAGATTCTTACTCCATACGCCATCGGAATATCATAAGACGGCTCCAGAGTGAATGCAGAGTCCCTTTTTACGCTCGTAGACGGCATTATAGTCAACACCGGTTGAGTAAGGTTAAGAACATATCTACCAGCCACCAGAGGTACGCTATTGAAGTTGTAATTTACAGAGGTTAAAGTGAATGAATCTCCAGATACTGTATTGTGCGCTTCGATACGAGCCGTCATACTTTCGTATACTTGGTTTTCCTCCAATCTAAAGTGACCAATAAACGCCAAATCATCCTCTATATTTGCCTCATAGTAAGTGTCCGAGTCAATAGTATTATCATAATTTTCAGAGTGGTCTATGAAGATATTTTGTGTCATCTTTAGTAGTCCTCCAATCGGTGGATTTGAGACCAGTTGACCAGAGTATACGAGAAGATTAACCGAGCCTATTTTTAGCCACATGTAGAATGTTCTATCACCCTCTGCTCGAGTGTTCATAAAGGCATCGAAATTACCCATAGGAATGAATGTAATATCGATTGTCCATGTAGTGCCGACCAGCGTATATCCATTCACTTGTAAATCCCACCATGCGCCGTCTGGATTGATAGGTGATGATTGTGGAAATACGAACAAAGGTGTCGATGGAATACACATCGAGAATATCGATTGCGATGGAATTTGATTCTTATAATAATCTTCATCATCTGATACATAACACCCCCCAATCGCAACATCAGTAAATGCCAAAGTTCCTTGCACAATAATCTGTGCAGATGTAGGTGTATCAAATGCCAGTTCTGTGATACCTTGAACCAGTGTTGCATCAACTATTCCTACATTATATGCCTCATCAAACCAGCCGGTATTCGCCTCATCTGTAAGAAAAAATACATTACGATTAAATGGTTGCCCCAGAAGTCTTGCGTACTCAAATTTATCGTGTATTTTAAGGCAATTATTGTAATTGAAATCAGTTTGGTTATATATACCAGAATTAATCACATTAAAGCGAATATAATACACCGAGCCTAAGCCTATTTGATACCCCACTGATAAAGGTGTTTCGTTGGTAAATTCTATCTCAGCAGTAACCTCAAATTGACCAGAGTGTTTACCTACTGCCTCACCTAATAAAATAGTCCCAGCCGTTGGATATGGAAACCCAGCCACATCACGAACATTAAATCTAAAGACCGTCGCCTCTCCATCGATTAAAGAGTACTCACTTCCCATAGTACCAGAAACTACATGATTCATCGTTACCACGATTTCCTCTGCTCTGTAATCAGTTAAAGGACATACTGCCAGAATCTCTTGATTTGATACATTTATTTGTACCGATGAAGCGATATCATCTACTTTTAAAACAGAGTAATTTACACCGGTAATTGATATAATTATTGCAGTATCAACTGTGATTAAATTGCCCAGTGAATCGTACTTACGGAATTGAATATTATCCCCTACATTAAACCCCTCTTTATACCAATTTCCATTTGCCCATGTACATGTATTTTCAAAGAAGTTTAACATCAATACATTCTGTGGATTTGATACGACCAGAATCTGCTCTAATACCTTATACGATACCAATGTTTTATCCCCAGCGTTATTCTGGTAAAAAGGAAGAGCGTTACCGAATATATCGGTATACTCTTTATTTAATATCGTTATTGGCATATTTATTGAGTAATGCGTTTATACTAGCGAAATCTTTCCTCTCTACATGTTTTGGTAGTATTGATAGGTCATTCATTATTTCTTCTTTTTGAGTGGCGTAGGAGTCCGGAATCGATGCCAGAGCCTTTGCATGAATTTCCATCATAGCATCCATGCTTCTTTTCAAGTCATTCACCACCCTATTTGTATCTGCATTCATCATAATTATTGATTTATGTAAATAATATCAACTTTACCAGAGGCATAATTGCTTTTAGTCCTATATGTAACCTCAGCGTATGCCTTCTCATCTATGTATTTTATGCTCAATATTTCGGAAATCTGCCCATCAATAT